CATCTATGCCGTTGAGCAGTTTCTGGCCGGTCACCGGGTGCTCTACGCAGCGCCGACCGCTGACCAACTCGGGGCATTCTGGCGCAACGTAATCGGGGCGCTGCGTGATCCCATTGACAAGCGGGTTTTCGTCAAGAACGAGACCGAACACACCATCGACCTGGCCGGCACTGAGCAGCGCATCAGGGCAAAAACGGCGTTCAACGCTGACACCCTGCGCGGCGACTACGCCGACGTGCTCATTCTCGACGAGTTTCAACTGATGGATGAGGAAGCCTGGGATCGCGTCGGGGCGCCGATGCTGCTTGACAACAACGGGACGGCGATTTTCATCTACACGCCACCTAGCCTGCACAGCCGCAGCATGAGCAAGGCCCGTGACCCGCAGCACGCCGCGAAGCTCTTCAAGCGGGCAGCGTCTGATACCACTGGGCGCTGGGCAACGTTTCATTTTGCGAGCGCTGACAACCCGCACATCAGCACGGAAGCGCTCGCAGACATCACGCACGACATGACGGCGCTCGCCTACCGCCAGGAGATTCTCGCTGAGGATGTGGACGAGGCGCCGGGTGCGCTGTGGACGCGTGTCCTTTTGGACGGCCAGCGACTGCTACAAGCGCCGTCCCTGGATCGTATCGTCGTCGGTGTTGACCCAAGCGCTACCTCCACTGGCGATGAAGCCGGCGTCGTCACTGCCGGCAGGACGGGCGAGCATTTCTACCTGTTGGCAGATGACAGTATCCAGGGCTCACCCGTGGCTTGGGGCACGGCTGCCGTCACTGCCTACCACCGGCACAAGGCAGATCGCATCGTGGCGGAGTCCAACAACGGTGGGGAAATGGTCGAGATGGTGATCAAGACCATTGATCCTACGGTGCCGGTGCGCCTGGTGCACGCTAGCCGAGGTAAACAGACGCGGGCCGAACCGATAGCGGCTGTGTACGAAAAGGGGCGCGGTCACCACGTCGGCACGTTCGCAGCGCTTGAAGATGAGCTTGCGCTGTGGACACCCGGCGACCCGTCGCCCAACCGGCTCGATGCACTGGTGTGGGCCATGACCGAACTGTTACAGCGCCCGGCGCGGCGCTCTAATTCGATGGCTTGAGAGGATGCACATGGCACAGGTCACAACAGACTTACAGATTGCGATTTCGGCGCTCAGCGGTAAGAAGTTTCGCTATGACCGGCTTTGGCGCTACTACGATGGCGAGGCGCCGCTCGTCTACACCTCCGAGCGCCTGCGCGATGTGTTCAGCGGTCTTGACGCCCGTTTCACCGAGAATTGGTGTGCTGTCGTCGTGGACAGCGTGTTGGATCGCATGGAATTGCGCACGCCGAACATCAGCGGCGACATGGCCGGTACGGCACACCTGTCCCAGCTTTGGGAAGAAACCGGCCTGGTAGACGATGAATACGCCATCCATGAAGATGTCGCGGTGACGGGCGAGTCGTTTGTCATCGCCTGGCCAGATGACGATGACATCCCGCAGGCGTTCCACAATGACGCCCGGCTGTGCCATGCGGAGTACGACAGTGAGAACCCGCGCCGGCTGCGCTTTGCCGCCAAGTGGTGGCAGGCTGATGGCGGCCTTGTGCGTTTGACGCTCTACTACCCCGACCGGTTGGAATACTACGTGAGCAAGCGCGCCTACCAGGCCGGCGAAGAACCGAGCGCGAAAGCGTTCGAGCCGTTCGGCGATGAGCCGGTGGCGGTCAATCCCTACGGTCAGATCCCGGTGTTCCATTTTCTGAGCAACCGACGCAAGGTCAAAAGCCAACTGGCCAACGCCTGGCCGGTGCAGGATATGGTCAACAAGGTTCTGTCCGACATGATGGTGGCGGCGGAGTTTGGCGCCTTCCCCCAGCGCTACGTCATCAGCATGGCCGGGGTGAAGGGGCTGAAAGCGGCGCCGAACAGCATCTGGGACTTGGTTGCGGGCGAGGATGGCATGCAGCCGACGACGGCCGGACAGTTTCCTGCCATGCCGCTATCCAACTACCTGGAAGCCATCAACAAGCTCACCGCCGACATCGGCATCATCACGCGCACACCGCGACACTACTTCTTCGTGCAAGGCGGTGACCCGTCGGGCGAGGCGCTGATTGCGATGGAGGCACCCCTCAACAAGAAAGTGGAGCGCCTGGCCGCAGCGCTTGAGCCGACCTGGCGCGACTTGGCAGCGTTTCTTCTGGCCCTGGACGGTATGGCAGCTCGTTCACAGGACATCGTAGCGGAGTACATGCCCGGAGCGACCGTCCAGCCGCGCACACAGGCGGAGATCCGTAAACTCAACGTCGAGGCGGGCATCCCCATCGATAATCTGTTGCGTGACGAGGGTTGGACGGAGGATGACCTTGCCGAACTGGACGACGACCGCAGGACTGAGCGCCTGCGACAGCGGAGCTATGCCGATGCGGTGCTGTCGGCGGCACAAACGGACTTTGACCGGGGCGAGGCTGTGTAATGCCACCGGTTGTCATCGATGTCATCAATGATTTTCGGGCCGGCCTGTTGCGCGCCGAACAAACGCAAATGGCCGAAGCCGCCCGGCGCTGGCTTGGCGTTGAGCAGGCGCTTCAGGCGCAAGCGGATGCACTGTCACAATGGATGGCGGGCGACGGACATGTTACCCGCGTCGAACACCTGATGCAGTCCCGGCGCTGGCAAGAGCTACAACGCCAGGTTGACGTCGAGATGCGCAAGTATTCAACGTACCTCGACGGGCGCATCGTCGATGGCCAGCGCAACATGGCGCTAAACGCCATCAGTCACAGCCAGGCGACGATCAACGCCATCTCCACCGAGGCGCAAATCGTTGTGCCGTTTAATCGCCTGCCTACCAGCGCCGTTGAGAATATGATCGGCTTAGCCGGCGACGGGTCGCCCGTGCGTGCGCTGCTTGACGAAGCGGCCGCGGCCGGCCCTGATGCGATGGCACAAGAGCTTGTCAACGGCATCGCCCTGGGCCGCAACCCGTTGGAAGTGGCGCGGCGGGCCATTCGCCAGGGCCTGGGGCAGTCGTTTACCCGCATGGCGACGATTGCCCGCACCGAACAATTGCGGGTGTACCGCGAGACGACGCTTCAGAGTTACCGGGCCGGCGGTGTCGTGGTCGGCTATCGTCGGTTGTCGGCGCGTGACCGGCGCGTGTGCCCCGGTTGCCTGATGGCCGATGGGCGTTTCTATCCGCTTGACCATACGTTCGACCAACACCCGAATTGTGTTGTGGGTGGGACTGTTATCAATAGTCCCACTGTTCTAGCGACTAGCAAACGATGGTTTGATGGTCAAGTAATCGAGATTCGTACCATCAACGGTCACATCCTGACCGTCACCCCGAATCATCCGGTATTGACCGATAAGGGCTGGATTGCTGCGCACTTGCTCCACGAAGGCGACAACGTAATCAGCAGCCTTAATGGACAACGGACAATACTGAGTGTTGACCCATATAGCAATGGCAAACCAACCATTATTGAGGATGTAATCGAATCGTTTTCTCGATCTAGCAGCATGATTTCCGTAAGCATGCCAACCTCCGCCAAAGATTTCCACGGCGACGGGGGATATGGCAATGTCAATATTGTACGGGCCAACAGCCTTTTGCAAGATAGGAGACAAACCGCGTTCGGTCAACCAATCAGCGAACAATCGTTCTCCGATAGTGGCATGCGCTCGCGTTCTTTCTTTGCCAATGGCGCGTTTCGACAAATCGTTATTAGTGCGCTGTTTACCTCTTACAGCATCATGGGCAGCGATGGCATAAGCGGCTTTTTGTTCAGGGGTTCTAGTAGATTGCAGCAACCGATTGGCTTCGGTTTGATTGCGGATAGCAATATTGTTTTCGATCAAACGGCGCCGGATTACGGTGCGGCTAGTGCTGTACTTCGCAGCAATAGCGTTTTCGGATTGGCCGGAAATATAGAGGGAGATCAATTCGTCAATCGGCAACGATATGCGCTTGCCTGGACTGGAGATATCGCGGCGTTTCAGATAGCGGAACAGAGTGGTATTGGAGATACTATATTTAGCCAAGATGGTATTGATATTGACGCCATCGACATAATCCCGGATTGCATTGTCAAGCTTACTAGCAGGCAGTTTAGTGGTCATGTCTATAATCTCCAGACGAGTACAGGTTGGTATATCGCTGAAGGTATTATAACACACAATTGCCGTTGTGCCGCGGTGCCCGTGCTGCGCGACGTGCCGCGCACGGAATACGAGACGGGGCAACAGTGGTTTCGGCGACAACCGGAAAACACGCAGCGCGCCATCCTGGGGCGCGGCCGCTTCGAAGCGTGGGCGACGGGACGCGCTACGCTCGATGACATGGTGGCGGTGCGCACTGATGATACTTGGGGCGATGCGATTGTACCGGTGAGGGTCAGCGATTTGTGAAGGTAGACGGCATGACGACTGAACAGGCGGCACAAATGGTAACGGTGATTGAGATTCGGGCGCGGCACGACCGCAACCGCCTGCTTGGCACCTATGACCCTGTGCGCCGTCTGCTGCGTTTGTTCCACCGTGGCCAACAAATCACGGTGAATCTGGCGGAAGTGGAGTGTTTGCCGATTCTGCCTATTGAACCTTACGCGGAATCGTGATACGATAGTAAGCATCGCCGGGGGAATGGCGAGTATCTAGAGCGCATCGAGCGCCGATTGGCACAGAACGCACTGAGCGTCGTGTCAATCGGCGCTTTTTGTTTTCCACGCCGACCGGGGCGGTAAAAGCCGGGGGAACTATGGCAGACGAAACACCTACCGCCGATGGCGGGCAGCCGGCAACCGTGGCCGATGGCGAAAGCCCAAACAACGGGGAGCAGCGCACGTTCACGCAGGCCGACCTTGACCGCATTGTCACTGAGCGATTGGCCAAGGAAAAGCAGCGCAGTGAAGCGGCGACGGCAAAGGCACGCGCCGATGCTGAACGCAAGGCGGCTGAAGAGCAAGGCGAGTGGAAGAAGCTGGCCGAGCAGTACAAGAGCGAGGCGGAAGCGGAGCGCCAGCGGGCGACCGCGGCCGGCCTGGCTGTCACTCGCCGCGACATTGCCGCCAAGTTGAATGTTCCTGCGGCGCTGGCTGACCGGCTCCAGGGCAACACGCCGGAGGAGATCGAAGCCGACGCCAAGCAACTGATGGCAGCGCTGCCCAAGCC